TCGGAATTGAATTAAAAATAGGTAAAAATTGGCTTGACTTAGAAGAAGTAGATCTATAGAATCTATACTGTAACCCTAAATAAGGAGAAGGACATGATAGGGACAGACGTTATGAACATGAACGATATGGACGCAATTGTTAATGCATTTAACAATGACGATTTGGAAAAATTTATGGAAGTAAGTGGACAGGGTGGTAACTCAAACCGTCAAGTCGGTTTACCCCGTCTCAATATTAACTACGATGCAGAAACTGAAGATGGTCAGACCTTGCCTCGTGGTGCATGGAAGATGTACCTTGATGGTAGGTTTATCTATGCTGAACAAGTTAACGTAAGATTTATACTGCGCACGTTTGAGTATAGCTTGTGGGATCAGGAGACTGGAACCTTTGCTTCTAAATCTGTGCAGAATCCAACACTATCTGGTATGTTCCCATCAACTGATGGTATCAACAAGGCTGGTAGGTTGACAAAAGAAGAAGAAGAAGCACTACCAAAAGATGACCCTGCTTATCTTAGATCTCGTGCGGTTGTATGTAACCAAGTTATCTATGGAAAAATATCCGGTGACTTTAGGACAGCAGACGGGACTGAGGTAAAAGTACAGGATCAGCCAATGATTGCTTACTTTAAGAGATCTGGTTATAAGCCAATAGGTGACTTTATTACTAGCTTGGCTAAACAAAATAAGCTTATGCAAGTTTGTGACATCTCACTTACCACACACCGTCACAAAAATGGTAGCGTTACATTTTGGACTCCTGTGCCAAAGTTAGTTGGTGATGTTCTAATAACGCAAGAAGATAAAGATTTGATGACTATGTTTTCTGACACTGTCAAAGGGCATAATGAATCTGTAATGAACCAGTATCGTGAAGCTGTAAAGCTTATTGCTGACGATGACGACATTGATCTAGCAGCAGACTTCAACGATGCTAACGCTGCTTAAAATACAAGAATACCTTTTGAGGGCAGGGCAGGGGGATGTAAAAGTCTCCCTGCCTAACCTTTCACAGTTTGCTTCTGATTGTGAAGAGTCTGCACGTAAGCAACTCTCACGGGAACGTGGTGATTTTCGTATACGTATGTCAGGACTGGGTCGTCCTCTCTGTCAACAGGTGTTAGAAAAACACGGCATCAAAGAGGAGATGAACTACAACGCTCTGTTCAGATTTTTCTTCGGTGACCTTACAGAAGCTGCTCTTATGCTTGTCATGCGAGAGGCCGGGGTCGATATAGTTGACTTTCAAAAGGCTGTAGATCTCACGATAGATGGTGTGCTTGTGAAAGGGACACTTGACGTTATTATACGTGATGAGCTTGGGCAGGAGAAAGTTTGGGATGTCAAGTCTGCAAGTGACTGGGCATACAAATACAAGTTTACAGGTATGGGTGGCTATGACAAACTAAAGGAAGATGATCCCTTTGGTTATGTCATGCAAGGCTTCCTGTATGCCGAATCGGTTGGTTTACCTTTTGGTGGGTGGATTGTTGTCAACAAGTCTGATGGTCAGGTAGCTATGGTTGATGTTCCTGACTGGTCTGAGGATGACAAGGCAGAGTATCTTGAGGATGCAAAGAAGCGGGTTCGTTTCCTGTCTAACCCTGAAGTAAAACCTTTCAAGCCGTATAAGCCGGAAGCTGAAACTTACAGGCGGGATGGTGTAATTATAGACACAGGGAACAAACTCCTGCCTCGTGAATGCAACCTATGTGGTTACAGATATCATTGTTGGCCTAACGCCATACTACATAATCGTGTTACATCACGAGCAAAAAATCCACCACAAGTGTGGTATTCTGTTTTAAAAAAGAAATCAATTTGATGCCCTATCTGTTTACAAGAGAATATGATCTTGAGTTGATGGACATGAATAAAGACATGTATCAAGTCTTTATTGAATCCAACTTGAATCATGGTGGGGAGAGAAGAGTAGTCCTTCTTCGTCAAAGCGAAAAGGGGCTACCTCTTACCTTAGTTAATAATTATACAGACTCTGGCAGTTTGAACGTGGATACAGAGTCTCGTGATATTAGAAGGATAGAATCAGAGTTACAGATCATAAGCAGAACAGCACAGTCAGGAGCTATTGTATGCGTTCCGATACGTCCATTGACAAAAGAACTTACGAGTATAGAAAGACTGTCCCCGAAACTGGCAAGCTACGCAGCAAAAAGATTAAGTTCAATAGGGGTTGTGTTTTGAAAAAGGCAGGGTACAGATCACAGTTTGAATTGAATTTGGCTCGTACTCTCACGGATAATGGTGTGCCGTTTGAGTATGAAACAATAAAGTTTCAATACATACCACAGCCACGCAATTATACACCTGACTTTTACCTGACTGAAAGCGACATATACGTTGAAGCAAAAGGCCATCTGACTAAAGATGACAGGGTAAAGATGGTGCTTATAAAGAAACAACATCCTAAGTTAGATATACGGTTTGTTTTTGCACGAGCACAAAATAGAATTTACAAAGGCAGCAAGACAACATATGCTTCTTGGTGTGAACGACATGGCTTTCAGTGGGCTGAAGGTTCTATCCCAACAGATTGGTACAAGAAATGAGTGATGATAGTAGTATAGAAAAGTCTATGGAATTAATATCTCTACTTCCTGACAGGTATTATATCATATTGCGTCCTTCTGGAGAAAATGAATTTACTTTATCCGCTTATGATACAACGGGTAAAAAGTATGAGAAGGATGAGGATTATAATCCTGCTATGGTGGTGCATGAAGGAGCCATAGATCTTATAAGAAATCACACAGATGATGTGCATGACAATGGTTTGGCTACTATACAGTTTCGTATAACGGGTGAAGAGATTATTGAAGAAGAAGATATAGAGGATGAAAATGTCGTTCAACTTGTTCAAGACAATGTTATTAGAGTAGACTTTGGAAAGAAACAATGAGCAGGTATGAACAATACATGGTGCGCAGACTGAGGGAAGAGGAGCAGGAACGTGCTGGCAAAGAAGCGTATGGTAATTTAGATGTCGTCAATAGTCCGTCACACTACAATCAGGCAGGTGTCGAATGCATTGAAGCAATCGCGGCGGCGACAGACAATGGATTTGAATATTACTTACAAGGAAACATCATCAAATACATCTGGCGTTACAGATATAAAAACGGTATCGAAGATCTTAAAAAAGCGCAGTGGTACCTCAACAAACTAATTGAAACAAAGGGAGATAAAACATGAACAACATGTTACCAACACCATATCAACAATTCATTCATAAGTCACGATATGCACGGTGGATTGATGATGAACAACGCAGAGAGAATTGGGATGAAACTGTGGACCGATACATTGGTTTCATGCAGGATCAGGTGTTGATGAAGCATAACATAAAGCTGGATGATAAAACGGTAAATGAACTGCGTGATAGTATACTTAGCTTGGACGTGATGCCAAGTATGAGAGCTATGATGACAGCGGGTCCAGCTTTGTCTCGTGACAATATTTGTGGTTACAACTGTAGTTACATACCCGTTGATAGCCCTCGTGCGTTTGATGAGTGCATGTACATTCTTATGTGCGGCACAGGTGTTGGTTTTAGTGTGGAGAGAGAAAATGTTGATAGACTTCCTGTGGTTTCTGACAATTTTGACAGTTCTAGCACCGTTATTCGGGTAGCAGATAGTAAGCCGGGATGGGCAAAGGCTTTACGTGAGTTGATTGCTTTATTATATGCAGGACAAGTTCCAACGTGGGATGTGTCTGAAGTTCGTGAGGCTGGTGCAAAGTTAAAAGTTATGGGCGGTCGTGCAAGTGGACCACAACCTTTAATTGAACTATTTAACTTTTGTGTTGAGAAGTTTAAGGCAGCAGCAGGACGTAGACTCTACCCTATAGAGTGTCACGACATCATGTGTAAGATTGGTGAGGTTGTGGTAGTGGGTGGCGTTCGTCGCTCTGCTTTGATTAGTTTATCCAACTTAAACGATGATCAGATGGCACATGCCAAGTCTGGTAAATGGTATGACTACGAACCACAAAGGTCACTGGCAAACAACTCTGTAGCTTACAAATCAAAGCCAGAGATGGGTACGTTCATGCGTGAGTGGCTTGCATTATATGATAGCAAGTCCGGTGAACGTGGTATGTTCAA